CGGGCCGCCGTTATCATTTGTCCAGCCAGCGTAGGTGCGGCTCGTGCCAAAGTTTGACGTGCCGAGTGCGCCGAGCGTAGCGCGCGCCTTGAACTCCTCGCGCGAACGCCGCAGCCAGTTGTCGCGATAATAGTCGGGCGCAAAGTCATTGTTGCGCGTGTCGGCCCCGGTGTCGTTTGTCGCACCAACCTGAATCGTGCTGTCGGTAGCCGCAGGCGCTTGCCCGGTGATCGCAGCGGCGGTGCCTTGTGAGGTCTTGAAGTTGCCGAGGCTGGCGGTCGCGCCGCCGGTCGTTTCTTTGATAAAACCGTCGCCGAAATAGAGTTGCGAGAGCGGCGCGACCGTGCCGAACCCAGTGAGATAGCTCTCGCCATAGGCAAGGCTCGAGCGCGCCGCGATCGTGCCAAAGCCGGTTACGTCGCCGGTGCCGTAAGCGACCGCAGATTTGAGCGCCAGCGCGCCTTGCCCGGTGATCGCAGCGGCGGTGCCCTCGCTCGTCTTTACGGCGGCTTGAGCAAGAACCGTGGTGCCATCGTCAGCGAACAAGGTGCCCCCAGTCTTTGCGCCCAGTGTCGCCCGCGACAGGATCGACGCCTCGATTATGTCGAGCCACTTGAAGCCGTGGCCGTCCCAGTTGAGAAACAGAATGCTCAGCCATCGCGCCGTCGCGGCGGTCTTGTAATCGAGGTTATAGAGCGTCTCGGCCCCCGGCACCGGCGAGTCGGCGGCGATCAGATCGCTCACCCTCGTCGCCGTCGGTTGCCCGGAAAGCTCGCTGACGGCGCTGACAGTATGCAAGACGATCTTTTGCCCCGCCGTCAGATCGCCGTCATACTCGCAGGCCCTGATGTAGAGCCCAGCCGTGCTCGCGCTTTCGCCGAGCAGCCTTATTATCAGCGACAGGTCTTCGCCGCCCGAAACACGGATCGCCTGAAGATAAGCCCCGATGCCGCTATCGCTCGCGCTTTGTATCCGCAGCCCGCCGAGCGGCGAGCTCGACACAACCGCCGGAACTGTCGTGGAGTAACCAGCATAAACGAGCGCAGGGCGGCCATCGGGGGCGGGCGCAATAAACCGGCTATTGATGAAGCGCGATACCGAGCCGATGTTCGACAGGTCGTCGGCGGTGGCATTGTCGGCTGGCAACCCGCCGTCGTCGATGACGCCAGACCATGGCACGCTCGCCGCCGACCCGGCCGCCAATGTCCCAGCCGAGACCGGTCCGTAAACACGCCGCGCCGAAACCACGCCGCGACGGCTGACATAGCTCACCGCAACATCGTATTGAGTGCCCGGCGTTACGCTCGTGAACTCCTGCTTGATCGCCGATGCGTCCTGCACCGCCTGTTGAATCCAGTCGCTTTGTCCGGCGACGCGATACTCGAAGATCACAAAGGCGGCGTTGGCGTTCGTGGCCGCGCCCGCAGCGACAAGCGCCGGGATCGAACCGCCGGGCGAACTCAACGTTACCCCAGTCACAGTCCAGTCGGCGATCTCAGGCGTCGGGAATGTGCGGAAATCGTCGCTCGACAGCGCCGGCGTCGGCGGCGGCGTTCCAGACAGCGCCAGCGCTGCGGCATGTTTCGCTTCCGTTTCGGTGACGAGCTCCATCGCCACCTCGCCGGTCTGCGGGTCGATCGCGCGCTTGCGGACGATCGCGGGCTGCGAGACATATCCGGCCTCGGGCAGCGCCACCGCCAGAGCGTCGCCGGGCTTGTAACCGAGCCAGCGCGGTTTGAGTCCGTCGATCGTCAGCGGCAGCTCGCGGCGGTTGTAGATCTCGTAATAGGCGAGCTGACTGGCCTGGTGAACATCCTGGACGAGCGGATAGGCCACTTCTTCGCGGCGCAGTCCGCCGTCGGCGGCGACGAAATCGGCGAGCGTCATCGCCGCCGCCTGGACCTGCTGCCAGTCGTGATCCGCGCTCGTATAGCGCGGAACTATGCTGTTCTTGCGGATCCGCCGCGGTGTCGATCCGTCGGGCGCGATCCGGCCCGTCACGTCGCCGGCGGCGATCGTCGCGAGGATGACGCGCGGCGTCTGGACGATGCACGAAAGCGCCGCGCCGAGCCTCACGGGTTCGGCGCCGCCCGCCTGGAGGATCGATTTGAGCACCTGCCACTTGCCGTCGAGCGTCGAGACGACGCCGCCCAGCGTCCAGCCATTGGCGTCGCAGACATTCGCGCATTCGACGAACGCGGCGACGTCGATGCCGGCGATCGGATAGCCGCAGCCGCCGACGAGCACGCCCTGCTGCTTCCAGCCCAGCGCCCACTGCAGCGCGACGACGCCTGGGTTCGCGCTCCACTCCCATGTCGCCGGATTGTCCGGCCGGTGCGCGCCCGCGCCGCCCGGATAGGTCGTATCCTTGCGCGGATCATAGGCCTTGACGCCCTTCCAGATCGCTTTCGGCACGGGCTCGCCGTTGGCGAACAGCCGGCCTTCGCGCTCGGCCGCATCGAACTTGCACGTCCACAATACCGCCGCGTGCCCCGAAAGCTTCGACCCCGCGTCCCATCCCTCGATGCCCGCGAATGGCGCGGCGAGCGCGGCGGGCTCGGGCGTCGCGCCGAGCTGGCTGGCGAGCCACATGAAGCCTGCATATTTGCCCGTCGCCGCTCCGCCCGCGAAGACCACCGGCTCGTCGTCGACGATGAAACTCTCGAGCCCCTCGACCGGCCCGATCGAATAGTCGATGACGTACGATAGATATGGATTGGGCGTCGGCGTCGCGCCCGCCGGATAGCCGTCGCGATGGACGGGGATGCCCGCGTAGAGCGAGCGCCCGACGATGATCGGGATACCGGCTTCGGCCTGGTAGCGGAACTCGGTGACATTGCCGATCGCCAGCGGCGGCTGGACCTTCGGCCGCGACAGCGAACCGGCGACGCCGCCGACGAGAGCCGCGCCGACCGATATCGCGGTCAGCGCCTGCGTCGAGGCCAATATGCCGGCGCCCAGCGGAGCGCCTGCGCCGGACGCGATAAGCGCGATTCCGGCCGCGACGCCGACGACCTTGGCGACCTTCGAAACCGTCTTCATGCCGCCTTTCCCGGCTTGGCGGGCGCCCAGGGCAGCCGCCAGGCGCGGCGGTAGATCCCGGGCTGGATCACCGCCGCGCCGTCCTCATGGTCGGCGTGATAGGCCACGCACCGCCCGTTGGTCAGCACCACCGCGAGCGCGCCGATGCCGTCGGGGCCGTCGTCGCCTTCGAGCTCGACGATATCGCCGGGCCAGCACGACGCCGGCGCGATCTCCAGCCATCCCTTCTGCCTGGCGACGACATCGCCGATGGTCTTCGCGCCGAGCCGCCTGAGCGCGCGCTTCATCCCGAGCAGCGTTCTATACGAGCCCGCTTTGGAAACGCCCCTGATCGGGCAGCCCATCGCCCGGCAATTGAACTTAACTATCGCCGCGCAGTCCGACCGGCCGATCGCGAAGCGGCGCTCCCGGAATTCGTCGAGCGTCGCCTGCGCCGCCGCGACTCGGGCTTCGATCTCGGTCATCGTCAGTGCCTCGCCGGCGGCGTCGAAGTGCCGAACGGCGTCCGCTCGGGCTTGCCGCCGCCATAGCCGCCGCTGTTCGCGACGCCCGGCGGCGGCCCGTCGGCGATCCCCCAGCCGTCCTTGCGGAGCACCTGGTGGATATTGTCGAAGCCGTTTTCGCCCGGCCAGATCGATTTGTGAAACTCGGGGCTCAGCCGCATCCCGTCGTCGATCTCGAAGAATCGCTCGAACGCCGACACACAGTCATATTCGAGCTCGCGGCTGTTGCGCTCGGTGATCAGCCGCGGCACGTCGAGCTCGCCGACGATGAACGGATAGGGATCGGCGACCACCGCCCCGGCCGCGTCGAGAGCGCCGATGAAGATGCTGACCGTCGAGCCCTGGAACGCCGGATCGGATAGCTGCGCCGCCGACGCGCCGTCCGGCGGATGCAGCGTCAGCGTGAAGTTCGGTGCCTGGTCGCCGGCGCCGTCCTCCAGCCCCTCGACATCGGCCCATACGCCATAGACCGGATCCTCGCCGAGATAGCTGTCGCCGCCGAAGCTGAGCTCCGAGGCTCCGTCGAGCAGGCACAAATTATAGCCGGGCAGCGCGATCTTGAGCGCGCCGAACATCCTTACGTCGTCGCCTGCAAGCGCGGTGTCGAGCGCGGGGGTGAACTGGCTCATCTATTTGCGCTCGCGGATCGAGAATTCGATCGGCCGGCTGTGGCTGCCGCTGGCTTGCGACCACTGGCCGGCGTCGCCGATCAGCACGCCCTGAATCCTGGGCTGCGCGACCTCGATCGTGTCGCCGTTCAGCAGCGCCGTGCGCAGCGGCGGCTTGACCAGCAGATTTGCCTTGCCGAGCCCGTCCGCCGCCGCGTCGCCGCCGCGCGCGCGGTGCATATAGCGCCGCCCGCCGCTGATAACCGAGACCCACAGCCCTTCGCTGAACACGAAGCCCGGCGTCGCGCCCTTGACCGGCAGCACGACCGCATTGGCATTGACCGCGCCGTCGACCGTCGGCGCGCCCGCGCCCGTCCGCGGCTCGCCGCCCAGCGGCCAGTCGAGCAGCGCCTCGCCGTCGAGCGCGTCGAGCAGCCGCGAAACGAAGATCCGGCCCTCGTCGGCCATCCGCTGCGGCAGCGCGACGACGTCGATCTGCATACGGTCGCCGAGCCGCGCGATATTCTGGATCGGGCCGTTGAGGATCGGTACGAGCAGCCCGCCGGCGCGAACCGGACGGATCGAATAGCTCAGATATTCGTCCGGGATTTCAATAACCATCGAGGCTGCTCCTCGCCCGCCGCGCCTGCTGCCGCCGCGCCTCGCCCGCCCCGGCCAGCGCTATCCCGGGAGCCGCCGCCGCGACCACCCCGCCGGCGACCGAGACGATCCGCGTATTGATCCATTCGCCGTCGGTGGTGACATCGAGCCTGACGCGGACATCGCCGCCGCCTGGGCCGCCTCCGAGCCCGCCGCTCAGCGCCGAATGCGGAAAAACCTGCGCGCCCCTGGCCGTCCCGAACACCGGTTCGGGACCGCGCTCGCCGACGATCCCGAACGATCCGCTCGGGATCAGCCCGCCGCGCGCGAAGCCGCCGGCGAACGGGAAGCTGCCTATCCCGCCGCCCGGGTTGACGCCGAGAAAGCCGAGATTCCCGCCTTTTGTGCCGCCGCCGCCGCCGCCGAAGATGCCGCCGAGCAGACCCTGCAGCCCCGCCGAGATCGCCCCCGAAACCGATTCGGCGCCGGGCCGCAGCAGGTCTCTCAAAAGCTGTCTGAAGACGTTGAAAATACTGTTCAGCGAGCCGTCGAAATTGGTGATGATATCGAGCAAGGAATTGCTCAGCCCGTCGGCGAAGCGGCCGAATGCTTCCTGCAGCCGTTCCTGCGCCGCGATCTGCGCGGCGGTCGTCTCGCCGACCAGCGCGTCGTAGCGCCGCTGCTTGGCGATCAGGCCGTCGAGCCGAGCCGTCGCCGCCGCGTCGCCGGTGCGCATCGCCTCTTCGCGCTGCCCCTCGAGCTCGATCAGCCGCCGCGCCGAACGCTGCCGCTCGTCGCCGAGCTGGCGCTCTATGCGCAGCACATCGGCACTGGCCGCGCTGATCGCGCCGAGATCGCCGCGCGCCTGCTCGAGGTCGTCGATCGCGCGGACGATATCGATGCCCTCGCCGCGCGCATCGATGTCGTCGAGCATCGCGCGCGTCCGCGCGCGCAGCGCGTCGAGCGCCGCCGCCGCCGCTTCGTCGGCGCGGATATTGGCGGCGATCGTCAGCAGCTCCTCGCGCTGCGCCGCCGAAAGCTCGCTGTCGGCCTCGATCCGCCGCTCCAGCTCGCGGTGGCGGACTTCGATCTCGCGCCGCCGCAGCTCGGCCGTCCGCTCGACATCGCCGGAGATCGCCAGCTCCGACGATATCTGGCGTTCGGTCAGCGAGGCCAGCGCATCGAGATAATTCGCCCGCCGCCGCGCGGCGATCTCGGCGGCGGTCTCGCCGGTGCTTCTTGCGTCGCCGGCGTCCGGGCCGCCGCCCGAGCCCGCCGGTGCGGATGCGCCGGCGCCGGCTCCGGCTCCGGCGGCGGGTGCTTGCAGCGGGGCCTTTAGTGCAGCGTTGAGATCCTGCAGCGTCCGGACATCGCGGCGAAGCGCTTCGCGCGCCGCACGCGCGTTCGCCTCGGCCTGGCGCGCCTGGTAATTGGCCTGCCCGGCGCGCGCCGGCGCCGAACCGCTGCCGGCCTGCTGCCCACCGCGCGTCGCGGCATAATTTTCCGCGTCGGCTTCGATTCGGACATTTTGCGCGCGCGTCCGCGCCAAAGCACGCTCGGCAATCGCCGCGCGCAGCGTTGCCTGGGCCTCCTGTACGCGTCTCACCGCCAGTCGGCGCGACTCTTCCGCCGCGGCGCGGGCCGCCGCAGCACCCTCGCCGGTCGCGCTTGCCAGCCGGTTGATTATGTCGGTTGCGCGTTCGCTCGCCCGCGTGGCCTGATCGACGCGCTGCTTAAATTCGTCGCTTGCCGAGGCCGCGCCGCCGAGCTGCCGGTAGAGATAGCCGAGGCCGAGCACGAGGGCGGCCGCGATGGTTACAAGCCCGCCGACTGTGCCGAACAGCAGCGCCATCGCCGCGCGCAGCACGCCCGCCGCCCCCGCCGCCGCGATCTGCGCGCCAGCGAGCAGCCCGAATTGCGCCGTCGCGCTCGCCACCGCCGCCGCAAACAGCCGCAGCCCGGCCGAACCGGCGAACAGCCGCAGCAGCGTCGCCCATATTCCGATCAATTTTCCGGTCACAAACAGCAACGGCCCCATCGCCGCGGTCAGCGCGAGTATGCCGACCAGCGCGCTGCGCACCGGCCCCGGCAGATTCGTAAATCCGCTCGCCAGCGCGCGGAGAATCGCGACACCCTGCGTCAGCGCCGGCAGCAGCTCGGCACCGAGCGCGATCGCCGCCGCGCTCAGCTCGTTGCGGAAGATTTGCAGATTGGCCGATGCCGTCGCCGCCTGGCGCTCGAACGCCGCGTCGACCGCATCGACCCCCGAACGCATCCCTTCGAGCGTCCTTGTGAATATGTCGTTGTTGACCCCCGTCAGCCCGACGATCGCGTTATAAGCCTCGATCGATCCGACCAGCGCGATCATCCGCGCGTCATTGCCTCCGAGCGCGTCGCGAATGCGCCCGAAGGCGGCGACCATGCCGCCCGATTGCGCCACGAGCTGCTGGAAATTCTCGACCTGGAGCGCGCTGAAAACCGCGCGCGTCGCCTCGGTATCGCGCATCAGCCCGGCGATCGCCGCGCGGATCTGCGTATAGGCCTGCGCCGCGGGCAGCCCGGTCGTCGTCAGCGCCGCGACGCTCGCGAGAAAATCGTCGAGCGCGATCCCGGCGTTGGCGACCGTGCCGGCGACCGCGCCGAACCCTTGCGCCAGACCGCTGATCGTCGTCTTGCCCGATTGCGTCGTCCTGAAGATCAGGTCGTAAACGCGCGCCGCATCCTCGCCCTCGAGCCTGAACGCATTGATCGCCGAGGTCACCAGATCGGCCGCCTCGGCGGTCGTGCCGAGCCCTGCGACGGCGAGCCGACCCGAGCCTTCGAGCACCGCCATCGCGTCGCCGGCGCCGATCCCCGCCGATCGGATATCGAACAGCGCGGCGGAAAGATCGGCGAGCGAGACCGGCGTCCGCCTGCCGATCTCGATCACATTCTCCGACATCGCCGCCATCGATTCCGACGCGGTGTCGACGAGCGTCGAGACATTCGACATCGCCGCTTCGAAATCGGCGAAGGCGCGGACGCTCGCCGCGCCGAGCGCGACCAGCGGCGCCGTCAGCGCGAATGTCATCCGCCTGCCGACGCGCTCGAAATTCGCCTGCAGCTCGCGCGCGCGCGTTTCCGCCCGCCCGATGCCGCGCGCCAGCGCGCGGTCGTCGGTCCTTAATTCGAGAACTGCCTCGCCGAGCTTCTCAGCCATCGCTCGCGCCCTCCTCGACTTCGCTGACCCCTATCCCCATCGCCGCGAGGATTCGCGCGTCGGCGCGTTCCGCGCTCGCTCGCCCGGCTCGCCCGCCGCGCGCGGCGCGTTCGAGCCGCCGTGCCATCGTCTTCGCATCGCTCCTCGCCATCGCCCCCGAGCCCAGCGCCGCGATCGAAGCCGCGGCGAGCTTCTCCTCGGCGTCGAGCCTCGGCAGCATCGCCATGAACGCTCTCACGAGGCAGGCGGGCGCTTCTCCGAGCCACCAGCCCGGCGCGCCTCCGTAGAAGCGCTGGAGCCGGGGGATGGCTTCGCCCCAGTCCGTAGCATCGCGGGCAGTATCGCTCCCGCCGCCGCCATTCGTTTTTGCAGCAGGAGCAGCGTAAAAGCCTCGATCGCCGCGAGCTTGTTGGCGGCCGAAAGCGTCGCGAAGATTTCGTCGGGCACCCCGACGAGCACCTTGCGCGCCGCCGCGTCGACGACCTCGCCGAGTTCGTCTATCCCGTCCCCCGCCTCGTCGGGCGCCTTCGACAGCTGGTCGATCTTGCCCGCCCAGATCGTGAATCTCTGGCTGTCGAGCAGGCTGAGCTCGTCGGGCGACAGCATCTCGTATCTGACGCCGTCGATCGTCAGCGCGGGCCGCTCGATCAGCGTGCTGAGGTTGAGCAGCGGCTGCTCGGCCATGGCTTCCACTCCTCCCCGGCCTAGATCGCCGCCTGATGCTGGACGACGTGCTTCCCGAAACGCTCCTCCGCGACCGCCGCGGCGAGATCCTCGAGCGCGGTGAACTCGAGCTCGAGCCCCGCCGGCCCGGCCGTGCTGAATACCGGTTGCGGATTGCCCGACTGATAACAACGCGGGACTTGGTATTGCGACAGAAACCCGTCGTCATAGGCCGATGGCCCGCGCGCCAGCAGCGCATAGGCGGTGACCTCGCGACCCTGGCTGAGCCCGATCGTCTTGGTCCCGATCGTCCCCGTCCCCGCCGCCGTCGTCGCCACCGCATTGCCGTTGAGCGCGGCGGCATATTGCTCGAGCGTCATGTCCCACAGCGTCAGGCTGATCACCAGCTCCTCCTCGGTCCGCCACGCCTTGACCGCGCCCGTCGCACCCGCCGGCCGCGCGGTCTCGAGCGTCTGGCTATGCGCGACGGTGACGCCGTCGTCCGAATAATTGCGGTCGCCCGACGTCCCGACCTTGGTCCACCCCGCGCCGGGCGCGGCGGAGAGCAGCGGGAAAGCCGTCGCGACCGGCGCCAGCCACAGCGTGAACGGCGCGGCGATGATTTCGAAATGTGTCATTCTAATTCTCCTTTACACATTGATAAGAGCGATGCCGGTCACGCGACCGCCTCGAGGCCATGGAACACCTGAAAAGACTGAAAACCGCGCGGCCAGGCGGCGTCGCGATCGCGACCGCTCGAAAAACCTCCGGCGGCGTTCGCCCAATGGATGATTGTCCCGCCCCATACGCCGCGCCGCGCGCGCCGCAGCGCCAGCGCCGCCGCCCGCAGCAGGCCGTCGGCCTCGGCTGGCGTCGCACCATAGGCGAACAGGTCGACGCGCTGCGTGTCGTGCTCGGCGTAGCTGCCGCCGGTCAGCGACGCCCCGCCCGACGCCGCCAGCACGATCGCGGCGCGCGGCATGAACCTGGTCTCGGCGGGCGGCAGCTCGCCGCCGAACACCCGCGCGGCGGCGCCCGAACCGACCAGCGCGGCGACGGCCGCATCGGCCTTGAGCAGCGCGATCAGCGCGGCGATGACGTCAGCCATCCGACCCTCCTCCGCGCGCGGTCGATGCAGCGAAGGCGCGCCTGATGTTCGCGGCGAGGCCGGGATATTTCGCGTCGGCCGCCGGCCTGAGATAGGGCCGCGGCGGAATCGTCACCGACTTGACCAGCCGCACCGATCCGTCGGCTTGCGGGATCGCCAGATCGGCCGCGGTCTTCGGCACGATCGTCCCGCCGAGCTCGTGGATCAGCGCATAGACGACGTCCTGCACGCCCCACAGCCCCCTGACGCCGCCGCGCTCTTCGCGCGCGAAATCGGTGATACCGATACCGCCTTCGAGGGTGCCGCTGCGATTCTTCCACGCGTGGCTGTTCTTCGCCTCGACGACGCTCGCGCCCATCGTCGCGTTGACGCCGGCGATCTGCGCCGCGCGCATCTTCGCGGTCACCTCGCGGCCGCGCCAGACGAGAGACCTGCGCGCCATCAGCTCGACACTCTCGACAACGGTCCGCGATCAGCGGACCGCAAGGCCGAACGGCCGCCGCGCCTTATTGGCGCGAAGCCAAGGCCGCGGATGCGGCCGCCCGGCGACTGAGGGCCTGGCGAAAACGCCATCAGCCGATCCTCTTCAAGGCGGCTTCGAGATGATTGTGCTTGCGCTGGACAGGCCCTTCGATCTTGAGCCGCCCGGCGATGAGCTCGGTCCCGCGCGAATCGGTGACCGAGGCGATCTCGTCGCCCTCGATCACGTCGGCGCCGAGGCCGAACATCGCGCGCATGTCCTCGATCATCGCGGTCTTGCCGCCGTCGACGAGCTCGCGCGACGAATTCGACCAGACGAAGCAGCGCACGACGGCGAGCGGCTCGAAGTCGGCCGCGCCCGGCTGCCCCCAGGCGTCGGTTCCCGCAGCCTCGTCGCGCTCGAGATGCGCGCGCATCGTCAGGCGGCCGGCGATCACTGTTCGATCTCCGGGTCTTCGGTTTCGCGTCTGCTCCGCACATAACCGGTGAAGTCGTCGCAGGCCTCGCGCGCCAAGCTGCGCGCAAGGGCTGCCGAGGAGCCAGCCCGGACATGGTCTTTATAAGCGGAAGTGTAGACCAGAAGCAGGCGGTCGATGGCTGCGCCGCTCATGCCATCACCATCCCGCGCCGGGCGGCGATCCCGTCGAAAATGCCTTCGCGCTCGTCGGCATAGGAAACTCCCGAGGCCGCCCACTGATAGTCGCCCGCGCGCTCGGACTTGATCAGCCCGCGATACGAAATGTCGAGCTGGATCAGCCTGATCGCCGCCTCGTCGCGCGCCGCCTGTTCGCCCAGCGGCGTATAGGTCACGCGCACCAGCGGCGCCCAGTACGAAGCGCCGTTCGGCCCGCCGGTCAGCCGCTGGAGCGTCCGCCCGCCGTGGCGCACCGCATAATCGCCCGCCGCGAGCAGCGTCTCCGACGCGTCGCCGCTGTTGCCGGGATCGACCTCGACGATCGTCAGCGCCGCGTTCGTATCGATCGGCCGCGTCATCCGCAGGCTCCGGCGCCGGCGCGAATCGGGATCTGAAAGGTCGCCGAGCTCGACGCTGACCGGGCCCGCCGCGCCGAAGCGCGCGTCGAATTCCTCGGCGATGCCGGCGAGCATCGCCTCGAGTTCGGCGTCGGAGAGGTCGCTCACCGTGCGTTCCTTGACCCGGTCGATCAGCGCCATCAGCCGGCC